TGGTGGATTAGTAAATGTCGAATTTACGGTAAATGAAGATGGTGAGGTAGAAAATCCAGTAATCTTAGATACATTTAATATATCTTTGAATGAGGTAGTTTTGGATAAAGTTAGACAATCTAAATATTATCCAGCTACTCAAAATGGTAGACCTGTAAAAGTAAAGTATTCATTGCCTATTAAATTTAAGTAAAAATAAAATACATTTTCAGGATTTTGTCATATATATATTAATATATGATAAATTTAAAAGGGTTCAACCGATTTTTAGTTTCCACCTACTCTAAACTTAAAAAGCGACCGAACCCTTTTTTCTTTGCTAAAATGCAAAATAAAATGGTTTTTAATGAATCAAGTTGATATATATTATAGTATCAAGGTTGTACTTGATTAACAATTAAAAAATAAATAATAAATAATAACACATAGGAGAATGAAAAATGGACTTATCCGCAATAAAAAAGCGACTCGCTCAACTACAAACCACAAATAACAGAACATCCAGTCTTTGGAAACCACAACCAGGTAAAACACAAATTAGAATTGTGCCTTACGAATTTAATCGTGACAATCCTTTCATTGAATTGTTCTTTCATTACAATTTAAATAATCGTTCTTATCTATCACCTATCTCTCATGGTCGTCCAGACCCGATTGAAGAGTTTTCACAAAAACTAAAAGGTTCAGGTAGTAAGGAAGATTATCAATTGGCAAAGAAATTGGAAGCAAAGATGAGAACCTTTGCACCAGTTGTTGTTCGTGGAGAAGAGAATCAGGGAGTTAGGTTTTGGGGTTTTGGTAAAACTGTTTACCAAGAACTACTATCCATTATTGCTGATCCTGATTATGGTGACATTACCGATCCTGTAAATGGTCGTGATGTTGTTGTGGAATTTATCACTGCTGAAGAAAGTGGTGCTAGTTTCCCAAAAACCAATATTAGGGTTAAGCCAAATCAAACTGCAATATCTGATGATCCAGATGTTTTAGAAAAAGTTAAAGCTCAACAAGAGATTGGTGAGATTTATCAAGAGTTAAGTTATGATGACTTGACTGGAGTTCTAAACGATTGGTTAAATCCAGATAACAATACAGATGATTCACCTTCACAAGTATCTACTAAAGAATTAGCTTCCGCTAAAACAGTATCGAATACTTCTGAGGCATTTGACGAATTATTTAATTCTTAAATAATAAACTAATAAAGGGTATTGAAGATTGGGATAAAACCGCTCAATTTAAGCCACCGGATATACCCTTTATTTATTTTGGAGATTACAATGTCAGTAAATGATGTTCTGGCTAGTGTCCTAGCCGACAGTTTGAATAAAAAATTCAAAGACACTAAAGTTGCTTACTTCTTAGATGGAAGTGATACTACACCAACTGATATAAAAGACTTTATATCAACAGGTAGTTCTATGTTAGATTTGGCTATATCAAATAGACCAGATGGTGGAATTGCCGTAGGTAGAATTACAGAAATCAATGGATTAGAATCAAGTGGTAAATCATTACTTGGTGCCCACATACTTGCAGAAACTCAAAAGAAAGGTGGTGTAGCGGTTTATATAGATACCGAGACATCAGTTTCACAAGATTTCTTAGAAGTATTGGGTGTTGATATGGGTAAAATGTTATATCTACATTTAGAAACCGTAGAGGAAATATTTGAGGCCATTGAAGAAATAGTGACTAAAGTTAGAGAAAGTGATAAAGACCGATTGGTAACAATAATGGTTGATTCATTGGCAGCCGCATCTACTAAGGTAGAGATTGAGGCTGATTTTGAGAAAGATGGTTGGGCTACTTCAAAGGCAATCATCATCTCAAAGGCTATGAGAAAGATTACTCAATTAATTGGTAGAGAAAAAATATGTTTAGTATTTACTAATCAGTTGAGACAAAAGTTAGGTGTAATGTTTGGTGATCCTTGGACTACAAGTGGTGGTAAGGCATTACCATTTCATGCATCTACTCGTATTCGTTTAAAGAATATGGGACAAATCAAAGACTCTAAAAAGAATGTATTGGGTATGAAGTGTAGAGCTCAAATCGTGAAGAATCGATTAGGACCACCTTTGAGACACGCTGATTATGATATGTACTTTGATAGAGGAATAGATAATTATGGTGCTTGGTTAACAGTTCTTAAAGAACATAAACTAATTAAAAGTGGTGGTGCTTGGTATACTTTAACAGACCAGAATGGTAAAGACCACAAGTTTATGTCTAAGGATTGGGAAGAGTTAATTTCTAAAGATGAGGAGTTAAAGGCTCATGTTTATTCAATCATTTGTGATAAAGTTATATTAAAATACAAAGAAAAACTTGGTATTGATGATGTAGAGTTTACAGATGAGGTTATTGGTGATTAACAAAAGACACCTTTCTATACTAAATCAGATAAAGAAATCTGGTGGTAAAGTTGATGGCGGCAAACCTGATGATTCGGTTTTATTGATAGATGGTCTAAATACTTTTATACGAGTGTTTACTGCAATACCAACTACTAATGAGGATGGTATCCATGTTGGTGGAATAGTTGGTTTTTTAAAATCGTTAGGCTATGTTATACGAATGATAGGACCTACCCGCACCGTTATAGTTTTTGATGGTAAGGGTGGTTCTAGCCGCCGTAGAAAAATATTTCCAGAATATAAGGCTGGTAGGAAAATGTCACTTCGTTTGAATAGAACGGATGGCGTTTCACTAACTAGACAAGATGAACATAAAATGATGATTGCTCAGTTAAATAGAGTAGTTGAGTATTTAGAATGTCTACCAGTTACCGTGGTTAATATGGAAAATATAGAGGCCGATGATGTCATTGGTTATTCTGCTAAGCACGTATTCACAAAATCTAAAAGTACAATTTTATCTACAGATAAGGATTTTCTACAATTGGTAGATGAGAATATCAGAGTGTATTCACCAACTAAGAAGAAAATGTATGACGAAGAAAAAGTATTAGAGGAATATGGTATTAACTCTAAGAACTTTCTACTATACAGATTATTAGATGGAGATAAATCAGATGGTATTCCAGGCATTAAGGGTGCAGGATTTAAGACTTTAATAAAATTGTTTCCTTTCTTTTCTTCTCCACATAGACACTCGATAGATGATTTGATAAAGAGTGCTGTGGTTCAGAAGGATAGATTCAAACTATGTAATGAAATAGCTAATTCAAGAGAACAACTAGAATTAAATAAACTACTAATGGATTTAGATGAGTTAAATATATCTGGTAATTCTAAATTAAAAATTCAAAACATAATGAAACAACCTATACAAAGACTAATCAAACACAAGTTTCAAAAGATGTTTTTAGAAGATAAACTATATACAGCATTGCCTAATTTAAGTAGTTGGTTAAGCACTTCGTTTAACCGATTAAACTTTATGGCGGAGAAAACACATGGGAAGAAAACGTAAATATTTTACAGAAGAAGAAAAAAGAGAAGCCCAACGAAAATGGCAGATGACTCATTATCAAAAAAACAAAGAAGAGTTAAAGGCCAAGGCTAGATTACGATATCGTAAAAAAAAGAAACAAGAGTTTTACGATAAGAAAATACAAGATATGTATGGCAATTTAGAATGAATGTTGATTATGAGGTATTACGAAAATTTACAGATGTTAGTGAATTAGATGCCGCATATCATGAGGTAGTAAACAATATACTTGATATAGATATTGAATATGGAATTGATATAATATTTAAGTATTATAGAGAACATGGTTTTCCTTATGTAACCATAAGAGAAGATGAAAAGCACGACCACATGAAAAAGTTGCAGAGGTTTGATATTGATGGTATTTTTATGAACAATAAAATTATCCAAACAATGCACGCTTTACGATTGGCATGGACTTATTTTCCTCATTGGGTTGATGTACAATGTGGTAATTCTAAATTAACGCCAATGGCTGCATTTTTAGATGATAATAAATTTAGGTCGGTTATTAGAAAATGTTGGAAGTGGTGTAGTACAAATTATGGAACTGATGAAAGTTTAAAAACTAAATTTCATGAAAATAGATTACGACAATCATTAAAGATTTATACTGGTGTTCAAGCAGTAAGTAACTTTAGACCAACAGCAGCTAAAGTAATATATGAAAATTTCGGTGGCGATGGGACAATATGGGATATGTCTTGTGGATGGGGTGGCCGATTGTTAGGTTTTTTATCCGCTAAAAATACCAAACATTATATTGGTACTGAACCATCCACTAAGACATTTGATGGTTTGTTAAAAATGAAAAAAGATTTTGCTTATTTGGGAAAACAAGTTGATATATATTGTAAAGGAAGTGAAGTATTCAAACCAAAAAAAGAATCACTCGATTTATGTTTTACTTCACCACCGTATTTCGATACAGAAAAATATGCAGATGAAGATACTCAAAGTTTTATGAAATATCCAACTCAATCAAAATGGATTAATGGATTTTTGCAAAAAACTATTGAGAATTGTCATCAAGGACTAAAAGAAAATGGTTATATGTTAATTAATATCGCAAACACACCAAAGTATAAATTCATAGAAGAAGAAACCATTCGTATCGCCAAGGACTTAGGGTTCAAACAAGAAGAAACAATAGAATTAACATTATCAAGTATTATGGGAGCAGGATACAAATATGAACCAATATTTGTATTTAAAAAAGTATGAGTGAATCACTAATACAATATGGAACTTCATTTCAAAGTAAATTAATAGTTAGTTTAATGATGAATGTGAAGTTTATGAAAACCATTATTGATATATTGGATGTCAGTTATTTTGACTCTGATGCGAATAAGTTTTTAGTAAAGTCTATCAAAGAATACTTTGTAAAATATAAATCATCTCCAACCATTGAGGCACTCAAAGTAATGATTGATGATGTGCAGGCAGATGTATTGAAAACAAGTGTGGTTGATTCATTACGACAAGTATGGACACATAGAGAAGCAACAGACTTGGAGTTTGTTCAAGAGAAGGCATTGGAGTTTTGTAAAAATCAAGTTATGAAGAACGCAATTATGCAATCAGTTGATTTATTAGAACAACAAAACTATGATGAGATTAAATCTATGATTGATGGTGCTATGAAAGCTGGTGTGGAACGAGATATAGGACACGAATATATTACAGGATTAGAAGAACGATTGTCCAGTACCACAAGAGTAACACAACCTACAAAATGGGATAGTGTGAATGAATTGATGGATGGTGGTTTGGCTGGTGGCGAGTTAGGTGTTATTGTAGCTCCTGCTGGTATTGGTAAAAGTTGGACATTACAAGCCTTGGGTACAGAGGCAATCAAACAAGGTAAAACTGTAATATACTATACTTTAGAATTAAATGCACAATATGTTGGTTTACGATATGATACTATTATTAGTGGTCAACCAACAGGTAATTTACAATACTATAAAGAAGATGTAATGAAGGCCATTGGTAAATTAAAAGGTGATTTGATTATTAAATATTATCCAACAAGAACTGCTAGTGTAAATACATTGATAGGTCATATGCAACAATGTGAAATGCAAGGTATCAAAGCTGATATGGTGCTGGTGGATTATGCTGATATTATGAAATCAACATCTAACTTTACAGAAAAACGACATCAAATTGGTCATGTATATGAGGAACTAAGAGGTATGGCTGGTGAGTTTGATATTCCAATATGGACTGCTTCACAGGCTAATCGTTCATCATTAGAAGAGGATGTTATTGATGCCAGTAAAGTATCGGAAGATTACTCAAAGGTTATGACTGCAGATTTTGTTATGAGTATGAGTAGGAAAGTAGAAGATAAGATTGCACATACTGGTAGGTTTCATGTAATTAAAAATAGGTTTGGTCCAGATGGTATCACATTCCCTGCTACTATTAATACTAATACAGGAACTATAGAAATATACGACACAAATACACATGGGGGTAAAGAAACACAAGGTAAAATGAACAATGCTGATGAATATATTAGAAAAACATTGGCACAAAAGAAGAAAGATTTTGATGGTGGTGGGTTTGAATAAAACTATGAAGAAAAACTTTTATAAAACTTGAAAAATTTTGGTATAAGGTGGTTACAATCACATATATATTATAGTTATATTAGGTGAACAAATAAGGAATTAAAATGTTAAAAAATAAATTTAAGTTGTCGGACAATTTTATAAATAAATATAAAAGAAGAAAGGCACCATTTGGTTTTAATGGATTAGGTGAATTAGTTTATATGAGAACTTATTCTAGAATTAAAGAAGATGGAAAGAACGAGAGATGGTGGGAAACCGTACAAAGAGTAGTAGAGGGAACATATACAATGCAAATGAATTGGATTGATTCACATCAATTGGGTTGGAATGCATGGCAGGCTCAGAAGTCAGCACAAGATATGTATGAACGAATATTTACAATGAAATTTTTACCACCAGGTCGTGGATTATGGGCTATGGGAACTTCATTAACAGAAGATAAAGGTTTATATGCCGCACTAAATAATTGTGCGTTTGTCTCAACAAAAACAATAAAAGAAGATTACTCAAAACCATTTTGTTTTTTAATGGATGCAAGTATGTTGGGAGTTGGGGTTGGATTTGATACAAAAGGTGCAGGAGAAATAGTTGTTAAAGGAGTAAACAAAAATAGGGATGAAACTACATTTGTAGTACCAGATACTCGTGAGGGTTGGGTTGAATCCCTACAAGTTTTACTTGATAGTTATTTTCATGGAACAGGAAAAATTAACTTTGATTATAGTGAGGTAAGATTAGCTGGCGAACCAATCAAAGGTTTTGGTGGAGTTGCTAGTGGACCTGAACCATTACAAGAAGTTCATGAAACCATTACAGAAGTTTTAGAAAAAAATAGTGGAAAAGAT